ATTATTTAAATCTTCCCACATCATTTCAAAAGTATATTTTTCTTCCATAATATTTTTCCTTTTTCTCTCCCCCTGCCTATGATTCTGGCAAAAGCCAGAGCCGAAAGCCGTGACTTCTATGAAGTACTGGACTACTACCTGGAAATGATTAGAGGGGTTCACAAGCGTACCTATGAGTACCTGGGTGAGATGAAAGCAAGCACCAACCCTATCATGTACTGTGAGGGTGGCGTATACGGTGGACACCTCAAACCGTCTGACAAAATCAAACCCCTGCTGAAACCTATGACAGCTTCCTTCGGTATTACAGCACTGAATGAGTTGCAGCGGCTCTACAACGGCAAGTCCATTGCAGAGGACGGAGAGTTTGCCCTGGAAGTTATGCAGCATATCAATCAGAAGGTCACGGAGTTCAAGAATGAGGACGGTTGGCTGTATGCAATCTACGGAACCCCGGCTGAAAGCCTGTGTGGTTTGCAGATTGAGCAGTTCCGCAAGAAGTACGGCATTATCGAAAATGTATCTGACCGCCCGTATGTGAGCAATTCCTTCCACTGTCATGTGACTGAGGACTTAACCCCGATTGAAAAGCAAAACCTTGAAGGGCGTTTCTGGGATATGTTCAACGGTGGCAAGATTCAGTACGTTCGCTATCCGATTTCTTATAACCGTGAAGCAGTCAAGACTCTGGTTCGCAGAGCAATGCAGTTGGGTTTCTACGAAGGTGTGAACCTCTCCCTTGCTTACTGCGATGACTGCGGACACCAGGAACTTGAGATGGATGTTTGCCCGGTCTGTGGCAGCACCAACCTCACGAAGATTGACCGTATGAACGGTTACCTGTCTTATTCCCGTGTTCATGGTGATACCCGTCTGAATGCTGCGAAGATGGCAGAGATTGCCGAACGGAGGTCTATGTAATGGGGGGGGGACGAAACTTGCATGACATTGGACTGGAAAATCTCAGATTCGGGATTGTGGAACAGGCTGTAGATGATTATTTCAGTTTATTGGCAGGGTTTATCACCCCGACAACAGACTGCAATATCACAGAACTGGAACGGTTCTTTTATTCTGACTGGTTCAATGTTTTATGCAAGTTGGAACCAGATTACATTATAGAGAATCTGAAAAGAAAGGCGAAGAAAATGATTCTGAAATATACCGTATCAAAGCAGAAAGGTAGCAGCCGTTATTATGTGCATGAGGTAGGCAGTAAAGAGCCTATCCCCGGCACACTGGGAACTAAGAAGCAGGCTTTGCATAGAGCAGCGAAGATGAATGACTTGGACTATAAGGACTACATGAGAGTCCGCAGAAGGGATGGTGTGAGTTGTGATAAAGATTGATGAAGTCGAAACTTACGGATGGCAGGCGGCTATCCGTGGTATGAGAAACCCTAAAAATTCCTGGGACAAGAGCGATACAACTCAATGTTGTGGCTGCGATAAAGACTGCGCTTCAATCAATAACAAACTCTGTGTTGGGAATGCAGACTTGAAGCTGATGGAAACCCTGGGTGCTGCGGGAACTGACCACGGAAAGTACCTGCGTATGATTACCGTGACCGCAGACATTACCGCCCCCCTGTATTGGTGGAAAGAGTACGATACCTACAAGGTAGGCACTGTGGCAAACTCCTGTTCCACCATGCACAAAATCCAGGCAAAAGAGTTCGTTCTGAGCGATTTCAGCACGGAACACCTCTCCGCTACGAACCTCATTGTGTTCAGCATGGTCATTGACGCTATGAATAATGCCCGTCTGGATTTCTTGCAGAGGAAGGATAAGAAGGATTGGTGGCAGATGATTCAGATGTTACCGACCTGCTACAACCAGAAGAGAACCGTACAGCTTAACTACGCCGTTCTCAAGAATATGTACCATTCCCGCCAGAATCACAAACTGGATGAGTGGCGTGAGTTCTGCAAGTGGGTGGAAACCCTGCCGTACAGTCAGTTAATCACAGGATAAGGAGAGTGTGGGAATGAAGGATTATTCCAAAATACCAGAGGAATTAAAAAATATGAATCAGTGGGTGTGTGCCTGGGATAACTCCAAAATTCCCATGAAAGCCTTTGAGAAGAAAGCCGCTTCCTCTACTGCCCCGGATACATGGAGTTCCTTTGAGCAGGCAGAGTGGGCAGTAGAGAACGGCTATTATGATAACCTGGGATTTGTGTTCGCAGACAACGGACTGGTTGGCATTGATATTGACGCAGGCTTTGAGGACGGTCTTATGACCCCTCTCTGCGCCGATATTATGACCGCCTGCAAGTCCTACACAGAGAAGTCCAGAAGCGGACGTGGCGTACATATCCTGCTGCGGGGTACACTTCCCTTCCATGGTAAGAATAACCTTGCAGGTGTTGAGATTTACAAAGCCCGCAGGTTCTTCATTATGACCGGGAAACAGCTTATCTTTCCAACCATCATTGAGAACCAGGAAGCCATTGATTATGTGGTGGAGAAGTACTTCAAAGAGGTTGAGAAAGAGAACGGCGGTAAGTCTGCACTGGTACAGAAGATATACGCTCCGAAGTTCAATAAGCCAGAGGGCGGTAAGATTCCAGTTCGCCCAGATTACCCGCCGATTGCTTCTGGGGGCAGAAACCTGTCCCTTACTTCTCTGGCGGGAGCAATGCACAACACGGGCTACAACCCGGCACAGATTTATGCGGAACTGAAATTTGTCAACATGACTCAGTGCAAGCCGCCGCTTGATGACCGGGAACTGCAAACCATTACAGAAAGCGTGACGAGGTACAGACGATGAGAAGAGAAACTGGAAATCCCTGCTTTGATTGCAGGTGTGGTTGGTATGACTCTGACCTTGGATGTACCTGTCCTTCACTTGAGAAGTGGTATCAATGTCCGTTAGAGCCAGAACCCGACTGGAAAGAAATAATGAAGGAGGAAAAGAACCATGGATGACTACGATTATTGCTATGAATGCGGAGGATACGGTGATGACTACCACTTGGATGAAAACGGAGAATGGGTAAGCAGTTGTCCTGGCTGTCCTCACAATACATTGGAAGGAGATTATGACGATGAATGGTGAGAAAGACACTTGTGCAACCTGTTCACACTTCATCGGTGGCGGTGACTGGAACCTGTGTTGCGATTTGAAATACGATTTATGTTATAGCTGCACCCCGAAGTGTAACGATTACAAAGAGAGGAAGGAGGAAAAGCACAATGGATAATATACTGAGTATCCAGTGGAGTTCTGGACACATGGCAATCTATATGCCCGCTTTCTTCCCTTGTACTGCCGGGAAACTCAATAAGCTGAAAAAGTATATTGCTATGGACGTGGAACACGCAGAAGCCCTGTTCAAGCAAATGCAAGCATTCTTCCGGGAGCGTATTCCCGAATGTGAAGAAGTTTTTCAGCGTGAGGGTAAAGCCTACTGGAATTACCAGGACAAAGCCGCTGACTACGAACATCAACTTGCTAATGGCAAGACCCCGGTGGGACTCCCGCTGACGAAAGAGCAGAAGAAAGACTGGAAGAAGTACGCAAAAGATTGTGCTGCTTCTGCCAGGGCTTGTAAGCGTAGTGCATTACAGGCAAAGAAACAGAAAGAGTGGTTTGAAGCCCACCTGGAAGGAGGTACAGAAGAGTGAGTGATGAGTTATTTCAGTTGTCCAATGGCAGGTATATCACCTCTGAGGACATAAGTAGAAAGCTGTATTACATTAAAGACCACCACCCGGAAACTGCCTACCAGGATGATTCCACTGGGTATTCCTGGGATGAAGCGGGCATGGCTGACCTCTTCTCTGAGTGCTATCAGAATGACACCCGCTACTGCCCCGAAGCAAAGTCCTGGTACACCTATGAGACTGGCAAGTGGCACAAGGATGTGGGTGCGCTTCTGGTTTCTGCAAAGATTAAGGAGTTTGTGCGACTTATGGCTCTGTACTGCGGAGAAATTACCGATGAGGAAAAGCGCAAGCAGTACATGGCTTTTGTGGGGAAGATGGGTGACCGCCGCTTCCGTGACCGTCTTATGAAGGACGCTGCGGATAGCATGAAGATTGCGGCGGCACAGTTTGACACTCACCCCTATCTGATTAACTGTCTGAACGGCACTTATGACCTGGAACACATGAAGTTCCGTGAGCATAGGTGGGATGATTTCTTGACCATGCAGACCAATTTTGAATACACCTTGCAGGAAGTTACCTGTCCACGATGGGAACAGTTCATCAAGGAAGTTACCCAGAACGAAGCAGACAAGGCAGACTACTTGCAGAGGGCTTTGGGTTATTCAATCTTAGGTACAAGTAAGGAAGAATGTATGTTCATCCTCCATGGTAAGACCACCCGCAACGGCAAAAGTACCATGCTTGACGCTATTCAGCACTTGCTTGGTGACTATTCAACCGTGGCTCCCGTGGAACTTATCTGCCGTGGTGACCGCCAGAAGAACGCAGAAGCAGCGAACCCGGTACTGGCAAAGCTGAAAGGTAAGCGTATGGTTACCATGAGTGAGTCAGATACCGCAGGCAAACTGGATGAAGCTACGATTAAGCAGTACACAGGTGGTGAGGACATTACCGCCCGTGAGTTGTATCAGTCGGCTATCACCTTCAAGCCGCAGTTTACTATGTGGCTGTCCTGTAATGACCTTCCTTCGGTGAAGGATAAGTCTTTGTTTGCTTCTGACCGTGTGCGTGTCATTGAGTTCAATCGTCACTTCACTGATGAAGAGCAGGACAAGGGACTCAAGGACTATTTTGAAACCCCAGAAGCAATGCGGGGTATCTTCACATGGTTGGTAGCAGGCTACTTCAAGTATATCCGCTTCGGGCTGAAAATGTCCCAGGGTATGCAGAAGGTCATTAAACAGTATGAGAAGGACAATGACCTGGTACTGCAATTTCTGGAAGAGAAGTGTGAGCGTAACGCAGAAGGTAAGACCCGTGCGAAATCCCTCTATGATAACTACAAGATGTGGTGCAAGGGCAATGGGTATTATGTATGCAGCATGAAGAAATTCAATGCAGAACTGACCGCACACCCAGAATGGTATGCAGATAAGGCAGTTACCCAGGGCGTTTTGTTCTATTATGGAGTAGCTTTAAGGCAAAATTAGTAGGGGTTGGTAGGGTAAAATGAGATTTTACTATAAGTTTTCTTAGTACGCGCGTATCTATAAAAACTTACTGTAAAAATTGAATTTGCCCTACCAACCTCATGCCCAACAGAAAGGAGATAGACATGGAGTCTTATGTAGAAAGATGGAAGCGTGAGCAGGAAGAAGCAAAGCAGAAGGAGGTGCAGAAGGACAATGGCAGAAGAGAAGAAGATGGGCAGACCGAAGGGAAGCCGGGACAGAAAGCCCAGAAGAACAGAAGGGTATCAAGAAAGCAGTCCTAAGAATCTGGTGAAAGCCAGAGAGAACAGTCCTATCATGCAGTCTCAGAAGGTAGAAATGCCAGAAGGGTATAATGCGAAGGTGACTGCCTTTATGATGGAGATTATGCCGAAGGAACCTCTGGACTTGCAGGACGTACCAGAAATGGAAAGACGATTCTTGAATTATGTGCAGAAGTGTTCTGAATGGGATATGAAGGTGGGCAACCAGGCTGCATATATGGCTATTGGTATCACGAAGGAACAGGCATGGGAGTGGGAGAACGTCACGAAGGGGAACCCTGCCCGCACTGACTTTATTAAAAAAGTTCGCCAGTTCTGCGGCGTTTTTCGTGAGGGTCTTATGCAGGACGGCAAGGTGAACCCTGTCACGGGTATCTTCTGGCAGAAGAACTATGACGGCATGAAAGACCAGACAGAAATGGTACTTATCCCGAACAATCCTCTGGGAGAGCAGAAGGACATGAAAGCACTTGAGCAGAAATATCTTGAGAGTGCCTATGACGGCTCAGAAGCCGCAGAAGGGACTTTTACAGAAATCGCAGAAAGCCCAGAAGGGGTAGAAGGGCAGAAAGACTGATTTCAAAAGTCGCAGAAGGGGCAGAAGGGCGGCAACCCCTGCCCGCCTGCTGCCTGCCCAGGCTGCGGGGTTTCACCATGCTTTCAAGCCCTGGGCAGGGACAGACCGCCCGCCGCCCGTGGTGCTGCCGTGGGACGTTGTGCAGGCGTGGGACGCTCTGCGCCCATCTGCGCCCCTCTGTGGGCTTTTATGCCCGTTATGGTATAGTTATAGCCCCGCACGGCTTGCGCCCGTCCTGGGTGGCTCTGCGGGGCTGTGATGGCATATAAGCAAATAGACATAAAAGAACCCCCGCCGGCGGGGGACCCGGCCGGGGGTTTGGTGGGTTTTAACAACGCCAGCGGG